GTAACAAAGGTTTCACACGGAACGGCGTTGTTCCCGTCAACAGTTGTAGGCCCATATAATTCCTCCGGAACCTCAACAGGAACATTTGGAGTAACTGGTGCGCAACTTGGTGATTTTGTGTGTGGAAGCATAAATTCCATTGGGTCTGCAACTGGTGCGGCTGGTTTTTATTGTGTTCCAAGTTTTTATGTTATTTCATCAGATGTTGTTAGGTGGGCGATTGCCGGACCTGCATCACAAGGAACAATCGGTACAGGCATTGTTAGCGCAACCGCATGGAGGGTGACGGCTTAATATGGCAATCAAATTCAATCGTTCCCAGACCTTCGCAACCAACGGCACGGTGACTGCCGCTGGTTTGCACAATCTTATTGACGGAACTGACATTTATCAGGCGTTAATTACCGATCAGCCCAGCCTGACTGCGGTTGCCCCTGAAGACAGCATCCTTATTGCCGATGCAAGCTTGACGGCAGGTGATGCTCCTAGGCAGACAACTGTATCAAATTTGTTTGATGATGCGCTTACCGGCGGAACATATACCGGACTAAACCTAACTGGCAATCTTACCTTTGGCACAGCCACTGGGAACCGCACTGTTTCAACCAGCGCAACGATTACTACTGGAACGATTCCTAATCTTACTTCCAGCACGGCCAACATCACGCTTGGAACTATCCCCATCCTAACGGCTGGAACGACCACCTCGACAGCGGCTACGATTACCAGCGGAACGATTACTAACTTGGCCAGCACTACTGGAACGATTGCTACGCTTAACAGCACAACTGGAACTATTGCTACACTCAACAGCACCACTGGAACGATTGCTACACTCAACAGCACTACTGGAACTATTACCAATCTGTCCACTACTCTTGCTGGTGATTTCACAATCAGCAACGGAACTGGAACACTTGGAACAAGCGGAGCAACGGCTGGAACCTATGGAAGCGTTTCTGCAATCCCATTCATAACTGTTGACGCAAAAGGAAGAATTACATCGGCTACAACTGGAACTTTTTCGTCAACTCCTGCGGATGGATCGATCACACTTGCAAAGCTATCGACAAGCTCAACAGAAGCTGATAATGTTAAAAAACGAACAGCTATCGCATTTGCTGTTGCACAAAACGGTGGAACCCTACAGTCTGGTGGATTTGGATTTTCATCTGTTACGGATGGTGGGAGTGGGATATTGCAGTTAAACTTTAATTTTACCGCATCGACTAATGCAGTCGCAGTTGCCACAAATCACGCTGCTGGCGCAATGGGTGGTATTGAAAGAACTGGATTAACAACTAGCGCAGTTACATATCAAAGCAGAAACTCTGGTGGCTCTCCACAGGACTGCAACATAAGTTGCATTGTATTTTCGGAGTAAGAGAAAAATGAAAAAGATTATATATAAACAAAATGGTTTTGTATTTGTTGTTTCCAAAGCACCATGGAACACAGACAGTATTGATGGGGTCGCAAAAAAAGATGTTCCGAGTGATGTAGAATATAGCATAATTGATGAATCTCTAGTTCCAAATGATAGGACATTTCGGGATGCTTGGGAATATTCTAAGGATAGAATCACAATTAATTCCGACAAGGCCAAGGCCATATGGAAAGACAAGTGGCGTGAAGCTCGTAAGCCCTTGCTTGCTTCGCTCGACATCGAATTTATGAAGGCCGTTGAGTCGGCTGACACCGAGAAGCAGGCTGAAATTGCATCAAAGAAACAAGCCTTGCGTGATGTAACCCAGACTGAGATTGTTGGCAACACGCCTGAAGAGATTAAGGCAGTTTGGCCGAGCGTGTTGAATTAATAAGGGCATAAATGACCCTATCTGAAATAGCCCAATTCGCCGGTGAAAAAGTCGGCAAGACCGACTCCGACACCTTGGTGTTTTTACAGAAAGCCGCAAGCTTGGCTTACCGGCGGGTATGGAACTTTGCACCTTGGCGCGAGACTGTCACAAGCTCCACATATTCGGTTGGGACAAACCGAACAATTACACTTGGCTCGAATGTGGAGACTCCATTGTCAGTTTCCTATGATAAATCAGAAGTAGATCCGATTGATCTTGCAACAATCATCAGCCAGGATGCGGATTTGCTTGAGGAGACAAGAACCGGAACTCCGGTACTTTATCACTTTACTGGTCGCAATACCAGCGGGATTGCGGAACTTGATCTTTACCCAAGGCTTGCCACGGCTGGAACGGAAACATTGCGTGTTGTGGAAAAGCTGAAATGCCTAACCCGCACAAACATTGTGGTTGACTTTCCTCCTGCAACGACCGCGCTTGATGACGAGCTTCGTTTGCCGCATGTCCACCAAGTCGTGCTTGCCCTTACCCATGCCGATGCACTGGAGCGAGAGAGGCAGTATGCCAAGGCGCAGGCTGTTGTGCAGACTGCCAATTCCGATCTTGCGGCGATGGCTAATTACGAACTCAGCCAGGTTGGTGGTGTAAAGCAAATAACGCCGGTTAGCCTTGGCGATTTGATGACAGAAGAAATTACTGCTGCTTAAAATAAAAGGAGTCTAGGTGCCTTACTACTCCGACAATCTGGACGACCTGCTTGCCTTTGACGGCATCCGCAGTTTTGCGGGCGGCCAAGCCAGCGGTCTGCAATCCGACCTGTTGGCCGAGAACCAGGTTCGCGAATTGTCGAATATGACCCTATCCCCCAAGGGAAGTCTTGAGACTAGGCGCGGGGTAAGTAGTTTTTGCACTACAGCAACAAGCGCGGAAGGCTCGATTGGTGGAATGAGGTATTATGACACGGCGGCAACAGAAAGGCTTGTCACGGTTACGCAGGGGCGTGTTTATACGATTGATTCAACCGGATCGGCTGATATTCATCCAGCAGACGAAACATGGTCTGAGGTGAACAGAACTTGGGGATCTGAGGCACAGCAATGGGCAGACGGATTTTCATCCGCAATAGACGCTCCAGTAAAGATGGCTCAGTTCAATGACAAGATGTACATGGCCGATGGTGATGGCGATCTTTATTATTACGATGGCAGTATTGTCACAAGACAAGCTGGCAAGGTTCGCGCAATAACCGTCACAACTGCTGGGTCTGGATACACCAGCGCGACTGCCATCGTCACAGGACCTCAATGGGGAGGAACCTATCCACAATTAATCACCACCGTTGCAGGTGGTGTAGTAACCGGGGTAACCGTTGTCGATGGAGGATCTGGATACGGTTATACTCCGGATGTGACGATTATTGGAGATGGATCTGGCGCAACTGCCACGGCAACCGTAAGTCCTCCTCCAACAAATTTAAGGCTTTTAATCAATACTGGTAACAGGTTATTTGCAGTCGGGTCTGGTGCGGAAAGGAACACGCTTTACGCATCTGATATTCTTGATGCGTCCGTATGGGATTCGCAAAACAGCGCGGTTATCAACGGGGATGATGGTGATGAAATTGTGGCCATTGTTCCTTATTACCAGAACCGAATCATTGTCTTCAAGAAACGCCGCATATTCCAAGTAACGATACCGGCAGACATGACCACGGCTGCGGATTGGACGATTGAACTTATTTCAAACAATATTGGATGCGTGGCCGAGGCTACGGCTGTTCAGGTCAATTCGGATATCTTCTTTCTTTCTGATGACGGAATTAGATCACTTATTCGATCTGCTGCTGATGACTTCACATCGGTTGGATTGCCAATCTCTGAGGTTGTTAAGGATGTCATTCAATCAATTAACACGGCTGCGATTGGCGTATGCACCGCCCATTTCTACGACAACCGATACCTGCTCGCCTTCCCAAGCGAAGCTAATGACGTTAACGACACAATCCTTGTGTATAATACTGTATTGCAGGCTTTTGAGGGAACATGGACTCCGAATGTGATGCAGTTTGCACTGACCAATTTTGAGGATGAAGGCGTGCGGTTGATGATGAAAACAACCACTGGTCAGATCAATAAATACAGTGGGTACAAGAGTCCGGCACAGGTTACAACCGCAGATTACCAGGATGCCGGTGTTGATTATGAATCCTATGTCCGAACCAAGGACTTTAACTTTGGCGATCCTTTCTCGGCCAAGTATGGTAGTCACTTTGAAGTTATCTTTGACGATTCATACTCAACCGATGCGTCCATTTCAATCCAGCGTGATATTGATGTTGGGGATATTGATGTCCAGCCCAACCTAAACATATCCAGCGCGGCATTGACCTTGCCATTTACCCTTCCAGCCATCCTTCCAACATCAGTTAAGAAAAGGCTTGCCAGCGACCTTCGGGCATACGAGAAATGGCGGTTGCTTAATATTAAGATCACCAGTGCCGCAAACAAGATGGCTGTGCGCCAAATCACGGCTGCGGCCAATCCTGACACCATTGAGGTACAAAAGAGTATATGACCGCCATGGAATACATAGAGTTATCTGGCGTTCCCGAGTCAAAATGGCCTACATTTAAGGAATGGTTTGCTTGGCATGAAAAGCTGGACTTGGTTGGGGTAGCCAAAGATGGCGATAAGATAGCCGGAGTAGCCATTGCCAGGTGCGTAAATAATGGACAAGACACTAAGCATTATGAACATAGCGAAGATGGCGATAATGTTTTTGTTGACTTGACCATCACTAATACCGATGGTATAAGTAACGCTTTGAGTCGTAAGGCTCTTAAATGCCTGCTGTCGATCCTATGGGATCGTTTTGGTCCGCGCAGGAGGATCACATTCAAACGCTCTGGCGTATACAAGGAGTACGATTACTTGAAATTCATGCGAAAGGCTATGGCTTAATATGGGTGGCGGACCTTCCATCCCAGCACCACCTCCTCCTCCCGATCCTAATGCGGTGGCGCAGGCCAATGCAGAGGCGTACAAGAAGAACGTAGAGACATATATCCAGAAGGCACCGGAAATGGCTGCCTTGGAGAACAAGCTTCGCATTCAATACATGCCCCAACAGCGTTCATTGGAGCGCCAGCTTTCAGCACTTGACCAGCAAGCGGCTGCATTGTCTAGCCTGCAAATGGAACGCCAGTACGGACCACAACGCACTCTTGAGGGATTGCGCCGGTCTTATGAATATAGCCCCCAAGCGTATGCTTTGAATCGCGGGTTAGGCCAGCAAATGACCCAGCAATTCCAGAGGCTTTACGGAGCTTCGCCTTATGGCGCGGTTGAGCCTAATGTTGCCTTCGCCCCTCGCGCCATGCCTCCGCAGGATATTTACGGAACGATTGGTACCAATATTTCAAATCCGCCATTGCAGGTGTAATTTATGGCGTTATCAAGACAAGAATTTTACGACCAAATTTGGAAGCCTAAAACAAGTTTTGTTCAGTACGCGCCAAATTGGAAGAATGTTAACCCTGTAATTGCTCCATCTTATGATCAATTTGAAAACGATCAGGTACAGGTAAGTAGCAATGGAGTACAGATTACAGGAACAATTACTCCATCCAAAGCTGGGGCAATGAAGCGTGATTTTGATAACGCATACAATGATTACAAGGATTCTGTAAAAAATGATGAACAGACAAAAAGCTTGGCTGAAATTCAAGGATTGGAAAACACGCGAAACACACTTGCCCAACAAATTGCAGCACTGGCCGGAATAGGTCAGCATAACCAAATTCTAGCTCAACCCAATATGGCACAATCACCAGCAGTTATGGCATTGGGATCATCTGGTAATTTTGTAGCATCCGATCTTGCAAACAGACTTAATTTCCAGGTTTCAGACGAACAAATCCTAAACGACTACAACACCAGCAAACTTGGAAGTCTTAACTCGGTTGTTGATCGCGGCAACGCCCAGATCGCCGGAATCCAAGAGCGTCTTAATGCAGCCCAGACCTTGCTTGACCAGCTTCCATCCGGCGATCCTCGCCGCGAGTCTAGCCAAGTTTATGTCAACCAGTTGAAGTCAGACCTAACCAGCGTGCAAAGCGCGGTTACGGATGCCACAAAGCAGATCAAGGATTTTAAGCCTGTAACCGCTGGGTCACCAGAAGCCGCCAGCCAGATCACTTCATTTCGCGAGTATCTACAACTTCCAGAAGAGCGTGCTACACAGCAGTTACGCCAGATTGATCCGGAATCGTACAGGACTGCGGTTGGTCTTGGTCGTCAATATCGCCAGATGGCTACCCAGCCTCTTGGCGCGACCACCACTCCGCAAACAGAAGAGCTTCGTAACACTATTGAACAAGAGGCGTTGAATCAGCTTCGCCTTGGCTCGACCTTGGGAGCCGAGGAAAGGCGTGGATACGAACAAGCCATCCGTGGCGCACAGACTGCCCGTGGCAATATTTTTGGTCTTGGACCGGCAGTGCAGGAAGCCGCACAGATTGGTGCCGCCGGTGAACAACGCAAGCTTGCGCGTTACGGGGCGGCGCAGCAGTTCCTTGGTTCCGGAGAGACAACCGGAGCCGCAGCCGCAAGGGATCTTGCCTTGCGTGATACTCTGCAACAGGCACGTCTTGGTGCCGCTGCTAACTTCATTGGTGGCGGACCTTCGCTCTACAACCTCGGCCAAGCACGCACTGGCGCACAGCAAGCGGCGTTCCAGAACTATATCCAGGCCAATCAAGCATTGCCTGGTCAGTTTGGACAGGCCCCAAGCACGGCACAGCCGTTTTATCAGGCAGTGGATCAGGGGATTCCTGTTAACCTTACAAACACGTTTGCGAATCTTTATGGGTCGCAGGCTAATTATCTTGCCAATACTTACGGGGCGCAGGTTGGGGCTATTTCTAGGTCATACACAAGCCCGTCACAAGCATTCGGAAATGTTGCATCTGGCCTTGGAAGCTTATTTAGTTTTAGCAAAGGATTTTAATAAAAACTAGGAAAATAATATGGCGATGTTTAATTTTCAATTAGATGGAGAAAAGCAGGCTAGAAAGCCAATGCGGTCGTATATTGATATTGACGAAAGTGGTAGGCCGAAGGCAAGAATTTATGCCGATGAATATGATGACGTAAAAGCAAATCCTGATTTTCAGCCATTTATTTCAAATGCAGGAAAGAATATCACGATGGCTCAGGATAATGATGCCTACCAAATGCAACAGGCAAGAATTGCTGATGTTGAGAAAAGAATAGACTTAAAAAGACAACAGACTATTAAAGCCGAAACAGAGGCAAGAAAAGCTCAAGAAGAAAATAATGTATATTATGGGCCTGATTTTCTTGGAAGTCTTGGAGGATTAAGGCAAACATATGCAGAGAAAAAAACTGCTCGCCAAGAAGAACTAAAGAAGTTGCTTGAAGAGCGATCTGGATATATGGAAACACCTGAAATTTCTGCTCCGATGCAGGCGGAAGCTACTTCTAAACAGGCTCCAACCGAGCAAACTCAAGCCGCACAAAATGATTATATAAATCTAAAAGCTCCAGATGGCAGTATGTCAAGAATTAAAAAAAGCGCGTGGAGCGGTCAATCAAAAACCAAGCCAGGCAAAAAAGTTTCTGAAGTATATTTAGATTCGGGATATTCAATCGTCCCGTAAGGCAATGGCGCAGGGCTTAGATCCCGAAGGTTTGCTCGAGCCTGTAGAGCAGGCGCAAGTACAGCAAGATCCAGAGGGTCTTCTGGAGCCCAAAGCACAGGAACCAAGGCCTGAGCAACAGCAGCCCGCGCAAGATCCAGAGGGTCTGCTTGAACCAGCGCAGGAAAAGCCATCTAGGCTTGGAGCGGTGGCAAGAACTCTTGCGGAGGAATTTATACCGTCAACTGCTGCCGGACTAGCAACCGGAGCAATATCAAGACTTCCAGTTCCGGCTGTTCCAAAATTTCTTCTTGGTGCAACTGGAGGAATTCTTTCTTATGGCATGGCTGGGAAATTGCAAGAAGAGGCTGCAAAGAAGATTGCGGGAGAACAAGCAGTTGAGCAATTCAAGGCACAAAGAGAGCGCGATATAGCCGCATATCCTGCGTCAACATTTGCTGCGTCTGTGCTAACTCCAACGGCAGGTGCGGCAATTGGCGTTGGTCGCAAGGGTATTTCTACCGCTGGACAGGCAATTCGTGGCGCATTTACAAAGGCAGAAACTGCCGCTCCAGAAACGATTGAGGCGGTAGCACCAAAGGTTGCAGAGCGCGTAACAGAAGCAATTCCAGTACAACAAGAATTACCTCTTGGCGGAACAAAAACCATTGGAGAAATACAGGCAGAAAGAGCTAAACTAATACCAGAGCCAGGAAATGGTCAAAAAGTAAGTCAATTTGCTGAAAGGGTAATTACAGATCCGAAGACTCAAGATGCTGTTGCAAAAAAGATTGCAGACGAAAGATCATTGTACAATACAATGTCTCCAACAAAAATTGCAGATGACGTAAGATCGCTCAGACCAGAACAAAGAATTGCGGTTGCACAGGCTGATGACAATGTCGGGAATGTCGCAAAAGCCGTAATGATGGAAGATGCCAGAATTTCTGGCGATATTCAAACAGCGGATATGATGTTTGAAAATTTGGTTAAAAAGTTTACTGGGGCGGGTCAATTATTAAACATTGCAAAATTAATAAAAACAACTCCAGATGGATATGCCTATATTCTTGAGAAAACATTGCAACAATCTGCAAGGCAATTTGCCACAAAAGAAGAAAAAGATCTAGCAAAAGCTGGGAAGCAATTTACTCCAGAGTTAAGGCAAAAAGCTATCGATTTATTTAAGAATTTTCAAGTTTCCGAAAGGGCGAAAGAAGATGCCTTCGCGCTTGCAAGAAGAGATTTGTCAAAGGCAACCGAAAAAGCGGCAGAAAAAGCGGAAGCAAGCCTTTGGAATTCTGCTGGAGAGTTAGCTAAATTTGAGGCGGATTTAGTGCCAAAGGAAATTATAGGACAGCAAATTCCAGATTTCATTAGGGGTAATCTGCTAACATCAGTGTCACAGGGTGCAAACATATTGGGAAATACCGTCAATATGCCAACCCGCGCTTCGACAAGACAGGTTGCATCATTATTGGATCAAATAGAAAGAAATATTGTAAGGCCGGTTGTGAGCAAAGTTCCTGTTGTCGGGAAACCTTTTGCAGAAAAATATCTTGCAAAAGAAAAACAATTTATGTCTCCGCTTGGAAAGGGTTCATTGGAAAGATTTATTGAGGTTTACAAGGCTGGAGGAAGGGGTGTCGGGAAGGGTGTGCGCGGGCTATGGGCTGGATCATTGCCAGATGGGTGGGCTG